CAGCGAACCGAACCTCAAGAAGCTTGCTCTCATCGCTAAGGAGTACAAGGTCAAGCAAATACTGGTTGAAAGCAACCTCGGCCTCGGGATGTTCTCTGAGCTTCTCAAGCGCTACCTCGGCACGATCTACCCCTGCGGCGTTGAAGAGGTCCGACATACAAAGCAAAAGGAACTCCGCATCATCGACACCCTGGAGCCTGTCCTTAACCAACACCGGCTCATGGTCGATACGGATGTAGTCCTTCATGACCTCTCCTCCACGGAAAGCTACCCAAGCGAAACTCGTAGCCAATACCAGCTCTTCTTTCAGCTCACTCGGATTACCAAAGAGAAAAACAGCCTCAGACATGACGACAGGCTCGACGCTCTTGCAATGGCGGTTCAGTACTTTACAGAGTCCATGGCCCTTACGGAACAAAAGGCCATAGATAACCGTCTCAGAGAGCAGTGGGAGATCGAACGTAAGTTTATCCAAGGTGATGGAGGTCTTTCGATTGATGCCATTGGATACGCCACATCGCTAGAAGACCTCCAGAAGGCTCTGTATGCCTCTTCAGGGTCTTGTAACTGGTTAGATACCTAAAAAGGGTTAGAGGGGCCTTGTAGGGCCTTTTAGGGGCCTCTGAGAGGCTTACACCAAAAAGACCCCTTTGAGACCTACGCCAAAGAGACCTCTTGACAAGGGTGCTTAGAGTCGTATTTAAAGGTACTTAAAGAGGCACTTAAAGAGCCCTTTTAAAGTGGTTTAAGACAGTTATAAAAGTGGTCTTAAAGAGGTCTCTAGCTGTCTCCTCTTTAAGGTACTTAGAGGTACTTAAAGACACTTTTAAAAGTGGTCTTAAAGAGGTCTTTAGCCGTCTACTTAAAGGCCACTTAAAGAGTCCTGTAGTACTGTTAGGTGCCTTTTAACTACTGATGAGAATGGCTAGCAGTGCAGAGAGTACCCTCCCTCCTGTTGCTTTGATCACCGTTACACCAGATGCAGAAGAACTACTGGTGTACATGGCTAGGGTCTCTAACCCAGTTAATCAAGGCGTAGGCCAACGATCAGAACGACTTATCCAATACCTCATAGACCACAAGCATTGGTCTCCGTTTGAAATGGTTCATATGGTGTTGCAAATCAATACCACCAGGAGTGTTGCTGCTCAAATCCTTAGGCATAGGTCCTTTAGCTTTCAAGAGTTCTCTCAGAGATACGCAGACGTAAAGCTGTTAGAAGCTCCTAGACCTCCTCACCTCAGACGACAAGATCCCAGTAATAGGCAGAACAGTATTGATGATTTGACTGCTGATAAAACTCAGATGTTCTACAGGCGTATTAATCAGCACTTTGAAGAAGCTCAAGACTTGTACAGAGAGATGGTCTCGGTAGGAGTTGCTAAGGAGTGTGCAAGAGATGTTCTACCCCTGGCTACTCCTACTCGGATGTATATGGCTGGAAGTGCTAGGAGCTGGATTCATTACATAGATCTACGGTCTCAAAATGGGACTCAGTTGGAACACATGAATATTGCTAACGAGGTAAAGCAGATCTTTTGCAAAGAGTTTCCTACTATTGGTAAAGCACTGAACTGGGTCTAGCTGTGGCTGAGCGTAACTACCGCAAGGAATACGACAACTACCACTCAAAGCCAGAGCAGCGAGAGAACCGTAGTAGTCGGAATAAAGCTCGTAGAAAGCTTAAAAAGGCTGGGTATGACCTCAGGGGTAAGGACGTAGACCATAAGGATGGAAACCCTAAAAACAACGGCAGGGGGAATCTGAGGATTCAAAGCCCTGGTGAGAACAGAAGCAGGAATAAGTAGGTCCTAAGGGGCCTGCTTTTTTTTTATCTAAGGTCAAAAGGGTTTTGCTTCAGATTTTTGAGCCCTAGTTAGCGCTTTGACCCGCCGCCAGAACCCCCTGGGGGGGCTATAGGGCCGCCTAAATGAGAATGAATGTCAATTGCAGGGCTGTCTAGGGGGTCCTAAAGCGGAATCAGTATGAGTTAGGGGGGATCTGGTTAGGTCCGGGCTTGGGGGCATATACACGCGCGCGCATGGCCACATCTAGAGGCCTCTAGAAGCCTCTCTAAGGCCCTTTAAAACCTCTCTACGGCCTCCCATACCTTCAAGGCCTTACAGGGCCCTTACAGCGCCTCTCAGAGCTTTTGTAAAGCTTTACAACAAAACCCTAGCCCTGGCCGCTTCAGGCTCTACCTTGGCCCTGTCAGGCGCAGTCCTGGCCCTTTTCCTTCACCTAGTCCCTATGACAAACCTTCCTCCCTGGGCAATCTGTTTAATGACAGACGACGGCCAGCTAAAGATCCTTAAAGGCTTTGATACCTACTACAAAGCCGATGAAGTTGTAGAGAACTATTCCGAACAGTTCCCTTCGGCAATTGTTGATATCTACTCCCGTTCTTTTCTCAACAATGCTGAGGTGATCCAATGAAAGACCTTACCTTCAAACTTGAATCCAGCTACGGCAGGACTAGAGCCTACCCAGTGGATCAAACCGCGATCCTGCTAGTTCGGTTGGCTAAATCAAAGACTCTTTTACCTCAGGACATAGGGACCTTTGCAGGCCTTGGATACCGTTGTGTTGATCGTGACGGGTTCGAGATTCAACCAAGCGTGCTTTGGTGATATGAAACTCTTCCTCTTCTCTTGTCTTGCTATCGGTTCCCTGTCTTTTATGGCAGTGCAACAACTAGCAAATATCACAACAACTAACAGCGGCTCTCAGCAGGTGATTCGATGATGTACTGCGAAACAGACTCCGCCTTTTATGCCTTTTGGCAATGGTGCGAGGACCAGTTAGTTCGCTGGGAATACGAACAGGAACTAGCAGACCAAGATTACAACCAAACCAACACCGAGGACCTTTCCGATGATCTCTGCAACCTTTGACCGTTTCGATATCAAAGAGGCTCATTATCTTTTCTGGAGTGAACACCATTCCGGGATGTTCTCCGAAGGATACATCAAACTCTGTAAAGCTTTATCTAACTTCAAGCCAGCTCCATCTCTTAGCTGGGAATCACTCTCTGAGAACGCTAAAGATATTTATAGAAACCTTTGCGATCGTGAATCTGTGGAGTGTGAATACGACTCTCTTAAGTATTTACTAGAAGAGAACGATTGGGATACAGATGATAACTGTGTGGAGTGGTTTCTAGATAGATATAACGACTGCAGAGAAGATCTGTGCAATTATCAAACCTCAGACTTTGTAAACCTTGATATGTGCTACACAAAAGATCTCATAAAATTCTATAACTCAAACGAAGAATCTGTTCTCTGTTGGTGTGATCAACTCTGCGAGGCGTACGGATACACTTCTAGGCTGCAACTTCTAGAAGGTCAAACAGTAGAAGATCCTGACGACTTTGCTACTGGTCTTGTAAATGCGGCTATGACATATCTCGGTTGTGAGCTTTATCAACTGGTGGAAGATGCCCGATAAATTGTGGGACCTGTACCTAGTTTTTTATTCAATCTGTTTCTGTTTTTTATCCCTGTTATCTTCACCGTTTTAGGCCTGCTTAGAGCTAACTAAATACAACAAAAGGGCTCCTAAATAGGGGCCCTATTTTATACCTAGGTGTTATTGAGAATGAGTCGCAATAGCAGGTAGGGGGAGGGTAGGTCTAGTTGAGAATGAGTCGCAATAACAATAGGTAGAGATGAGAATGAGAATCAGAATCAACTAGACCAAGCTTGGGTTCGGTCTTAACTACTATCACGCCACGGGGTACGCCACGGGACACCAGCTAAATTTCCTTTAAATTGCTTTTAGCGCTGTGTCGGTGGCAATGCTAGTCCCAGCTAACGCCAAAGAGAAGTTCTACGCACCACTTAAGCAAGTGGCAGCTCAGTATGTCCCACTCCTGATGGCACGAATGGCGGTGCTACAAGATCGAGCCAATCAGGCAATGGAGTTTCTTGAGGATGAGGAAGATGAGGAGCGAGAGTTGGTATGGATGGATGACGCAGAGCGAATAGTTGCTGTTGCAGAGGCACAATCCGTCCTTCATAAGTCAGTAGTAGAAGCAGGGATGTGCCAATCGTTAGTCGGTGCATTTGCCGATCTCCTTGAAGAGGACTACCAGCGTCTTAGAAACAGCCGATGTGCCTTCTTAAATGAAGACGGTGAGTTGGAGTCGCTGTATGAGGATGATGAATCTAACCTCGGGTTTGACGCTGATTAACCATCAAGCTTACCCGAGGAGCAGCAAGCTGCGACAGAGGCCTCTCTGAGGACCTCTAAGGCCCTCTCACTACCTACCTGGTCTATCCACCCCAGAAGCACCCTCCAAGTGGCATAGAGACGCTCTGGGGCGTCAATCAGAGAGTTGTTGAACTGGGTGTTATCCCAATACGCCACGAGACAGCGGTTGGTGAGGTCATCCAGTTCAGCTT